GCCGGGCCAGCGACGGAGGCCAGCCCGACGGCCGCGTTGGAAATGTTCCCGATCGCCGTCGCGAGGAAGTTGGCCGCTGGGGGAAGGATGGTCGTCAGGATCGGCACGAGCGGTTGGAGGGCCTGAGCCAAGGCCATGTTGATCGTGTCTTTGACGGTCGACCAGACGCCGCCGAGCGTCTTGGCCTGTTTCGCCATGCTCCCGCCGTAGTCCTTGTTCATCTGTTGTTCGAGGACCGGGAGGACGTCACTGGAGAGGAGCTTGCCGTCGGAGGCCATTTTCTGAAGCTCGCCGACGGGCTTGCCCATAGCCTTCGAGAGGATCGACCAGATCGGGAGGCCCGCCTCGGTGATCTGGAGCATTTCTTCGGCCGAGACTTTGCCCTTGCCCATCATCTGAGTCCAGGCGCGGACAACGGAGGTGAGGCGCTCCTGATCGCCGCCGAGGGCCGCGTTGGCGTCGCCGAGGGCGCTCATGGTCGGGAGGACGGTCTTGGCCGCCGCTCCGGCGCCGAGGAGGGCGCGGACGTTATCGGTGAGTCCGGGCATTTCAAAGGGGGTGTTAGCGGCGAAATTGGAGACGTCCGCGATCATCTTCTTGGCGGCGCCCTTATCGCCGAGGAGCGTCTCAAAGGAGATTTGGGCCTGTTCCATGAATGACGCGGTTTCGAGGCCGGAGGCTATGCCCTGCCCCAGGCCGAGTCCGGCCGCGAGCCCGACGGCGGGGCCGATCATGCCCTTCATGGCCGGGAGGAAGCCGCCCCCGAACGCCTTCGCGGAGCGTTCGCCGGAGGTGGAGCCAGCGGCGGTCAGCGCGGGGTTGATCTCCCGGCCGAGGGCCGAGGAGAAGCCCTTCGCCGAGGGCAGGATCGTTAGGGTGGCGTAACCGACGTTACTCACTGGGCGGCCTCCTTAGGGGCGTGTAAACGGGCCTTCTGGGCCTCCAGCCGGGAGCGGAGCTCGGAGTAGCGAGAGGCGCCTTGCGGCTTGGGCCGGGCGGGGTGGAGCTCGCCCGTAAAGGCTTGGAAGAGGTCAGCGAGGAGGAAGGCGTGAAGATCCCAGCCGTCAGCCTTGGCGTAGTGCCGGGCCGTGGCCGAGGTCGGCGGTAGCTTCTCGATCAGGACCGAGAGACGCCGGGGCGAGAGCTCGCCGCGCCAGTACCCCGCGAGGTCGACGCCGTAGAAGCGCTGGAGATCCGCCTCTACGACGTCGGGCGACTCACGGAGTAGGACGACGAGCGTCGCTAGTTTCCCGCGATACCGGCCGCCTTCTGGAGGGCCATGACGAAGTCGCCGAGGGCCGACGCCTTGGGCTTCATTGCCCGAAGAGTCTTGAAGGATTCCTCGTCGAGGATCTCGCGGAGGAAGGCAAGGACGCGGCCCTCTTCGTAGGCTTCGAGGGCGTCGAAGCTCCACTCCGAGGACGGCTCAACGACGAAGTCCTTGCCGTCGAAAGTGAAGGGGATGCTCTCGCCGAGTGCTTCGGCGGCGGCGGGGGAAGTCTTGCGTGCGGTCATGTGGGGGTGCTCCTTAGCGTGGGTTGGAGGGTGCGTGGGAGGGGTGTAAACGGAGGAGACGCCCCACGCGAGCGTCTCCTCCGCTAGTTGGACTAGGCCGCTTCCGGGTCGTCCTCGATGGTCGTGTAGAGGGTGCCGTCGGACTCCGGGAAGACCAGGACGGTGATCTCGTAGACCGTCGGTTCGCTCTCGGATTCCTTGATCTCGGCGACCTCGGAGACTTCGGCGATCTTGGCGATCCGGCGCTTGATGCGGCCGTTATCGCGGAGCTCGAAGCCGATAGCGAACTTCTGGCCCGCGACGGGCGCCTTGATCGTGCTCGTGCGGACGCCGGAGGCGGTCGACCGATCCGAGCCGGGGTTCACGAGGTCGAAGACCACGTCGTTGTCTTCCAGCGCTACGAACTTGAAGGATCGCTTGTGCTTGGAGACGGTGCGGCGGTAGAGGTTGCCGCCCCAGGCGTAGTGCTCCGAGGTGTCCTGATCGCGGGCCTCGGTGAAGCCCTCTTCGCCGTCCAGAAGGCCGACGGCGTCCCAGGCGACCGCCCAGGCCGTAGTCGTGTCGGCCGGGCCAGAGGTTCCGAGGGGCGCAATGAAGACGTCCGCGCCGTTCCAGAGGGAGGTGTTTTTAGCGTCGCCGCTCATAAGCGTTTTCGCTCCTGTCTTTAGAGTTGGACCGGGCGGAGCCGGGCCGTAAGGGTGAAATAGGACATAGGCGCCCCGGTGTCCGGATCGCCGGTCGGCATGGGGCCGGTCAGAGGTGAGAAGCCCCGGATCTCCGGCGACGTCGCCGCCAGAAGGAGGGCCTCACAGAGCCCCGCGAGCTCCTCGCCGAACCCTTCGTCCTTGTGCCACACGATGATCCGCACGGAGGCGCGGCCGTTGAGCCGGGCGTCTCGGAAGCGGCCGTCGGAGCGGACCTGGACGTAAGGGAGTGTGGGGGCCGAGCCGGTGGGCGGTTTGGTCGATACCTTGACGCCTTGGGCGACGGCTTCGGGGCGGCCCATGAGGACCAGCCGGAGGACGTCTACGACGGCCTTTTGGGGGTCCGGGAAGAGGATGGTGGAGTCAGTCACTAGGCCCTCCGCTTCCGGACCTGGAGGCCACGGCTAGCGGCGGCGCGCGCGAGGAAGCCGTGCTTGGCTTCGGCGCGGAGCCCGGCCGGGTGGGCGAGGTGAATGTCGATTGCCCGGCGCGGGGAGCGGAGGCGGCCACCCTGGGCGACGCGGGTCGACCGGGTGACTTCGATCTTTTCGCCGCCCACGGAGGCGTCCACGGCGCCAGCGACGGAGGCCGCGAGCTCTTGGGTGGCGGCGTAGACGGCGGCGCTATTCAGCACTTCGGCTATGCCCGCCGAGTCAAGGCGGATATTTCGGGGCATACGGGCTCCTTTCAGCCGATCGAGACGCGCTCCAACGTGGCGGTCGTGTAAACGGTGGACGCGAGTCCGGCGCGGGTGACGGGGTCGCCGTCGACCTTCCAGACCTCGCCGTCGACCTCGATCCGGTCGGCGGCGGTGAGATCCACGGCGCCGGGCGCGTAGAGCGTCTTCTGGCCTCGGAAAATGTGCCGGGCCACGCCCTCGTCCTCGACGACGGAGACGCTCTGTACTGTGGCGTTCCGGAGGAGGACGCGCTCGGGCTCGTCCCAGGACTCGACGGGGTCGCCGTAGGAGTCCGTCGTTGAGCCGGGCCGAAGGCGGTAGACCGACGGCGCTCGGCGGTAGGCGGTGAGGAGCATTAGGGGAGATCCTCCTCAGCGATCAGGGGGAAGAGGTCGCTCTCGGGGTCGACGGGGACGCCGTCGAGAGCGGCCGGGACGAAGTAGGTTTCGTCGGCCTTCTCTGCCATGCGGGCCTCCTCTACTTCTCGTAGGCGGTCGGGGTCCGGACGGTGCCGACGAAGCCGGTACGGCGGCCTGAGGCGGCCCGCTGGATCTGGGCGATCTCGCGGGCGGTGAGGTAGACGCCGGAGGTGTCGGTCAGGCCGACGGTGTGCTCGCCGAGCGACTCGCTCTCCATGCCTCGGGGGTTCTCAAACTCGCGTCGGGCGGCCTTCAGGACCACGAGGGCAACTACCTTCGGGGCGTCTGTGGCCCATGCCGTCGCCTTCGTCGTGGAGACTTCAGCGAGGGCCAGGGTGGTCGCGTCGTCGAGGGCCTCTTCCGCGCGGGCGAGGTCTTCGCCGTCCAGTGAGCCCTCAGGGAGGCCCAGCCGCCGCTCCAGCGAGCTAACGGGAGGAGGGAGGGGTGTTGGCACGGTGCAACTCCTTTCAGGGGCTCAGAGAGCCGTGGAGCGCCTCAGGTGAAGCGCCCCACGGATCTCTATCCGGATTAGGCCGGTTCGGTGTCGCCGATGCTCATGCGGAAGGCGGCGCCGCCCGGAACTTCGACCACGGAAGCGGTCTTCGCGTTGTAGTCGCGCTCGACCTTGTAGAGCGGCATGGCCGCGACGCCCGCGAAGGTGGACACCATGGAGCGGTCCATGGTCTTCGTCACGTCGTAGTCGCGGAGGTACCGCAGGGAGTACCCGCCCGAGCTCACGGACTGGCCGAAGGAGGCGCCAGCCGGGACGATCGGGGCGCGGACGGCCAGGGTGAAGGCGTCGCGGTGGAAGGCCATGATTTCGTCCTCGTCGACGCGGGTCGACTCAACGATGGTGAAGCCTCGCAGGTTGCCCACGTTGCCGTCGCGGAGTGCGGCGGTGGAGCCGGACTCGGAGGCGTCGGTGATCGCCTTGGCGTCCAGGAGGGCCGCGTAGACGTTGGTTCCGACAACCACGTTGAGGCCGGTCTGGGGCACGCCGTTGTCGCGGAGGCGCTTGCGGATCGCGGTGAAGGTCTTCACCGGGTTGGCCTCGTCCCAGGCGATCGAGGTATCGAGGGTGATGCCCCGCAGAGCGTCGGCGACCTCTTCCTCGACGGCGTCCACGACGGCCTCGACCTGAGGCTTGAGAACCTGCTTGGAGAAGTCCTCCAGGTTCAGAGTGAGGTCGCCTTCGGAGAGGCCGACGGCGTTGTAGAGGTGCTCGCCGAGGGTGACAGGCACGGTCGACTCGGTGATGGAGTCGAGGATGATGTTGGTCGTCACGTCGTCGATGCCGCGAGAGCGGGCGATCAGCGCGGTGGGGATGCGGACGTTGACCGTCCGGCCCTTGCCGCCGCCGCCGAGAAGGTCGTTCTCGAAGTTGCGGTTGACCAGGGCGCCGAGGTAGGAGTCCTGGGTTGCCATTGCGACGGCAACCTTGGCGACCTGTTCGGCGGTGTAGAAGGTGTTAGCCATTAGGGGGTGTTCCTTTCAGAGGATCGTTACTTACGGGCCGCGAGAGCGATCGCCGTAGGGTCAAATGGGGTGGAGTCCTCGCCGCCGTGGCCCGGCGTGAGGTTCGGCTGTGGCTTACCGGGAAGCTCCGGCGTTTCGGGCTTCTGCTCGCCGCCCTTGTCGCCGTCGGCCGGTTCTTTCGGCTTGCCGATCGCGGCGAGCCGTTCGGCCTTGGCGGTGAGCTCCTCTTCGGTGTCGCCGGTCAGTAGATCGGCGAACTCTTCGAGCTCGGGGTGCGTGCGGAATACCTTCTGAAGGGCAAGCTCGCGGGCGGTTTCCTTGGTCGTCCTCTCGACTTCCTCGGTCTTCGTCTGGAGCTCGGTCTTCAGGCCGTCGCGCTCGGTCACGAGAGCGTCACGCTCGCCCTTCAGGGCGTCGCGTTCGGTCTTCAGGCCGTCGCGTTCGGTGCGGAGATTCTGAACCAGCTTCCACGCCCTCTCGGCGTCGAAGTCGTCGCCCCAAGGGGCCTTTTCGCCTTCCGGCTTGTCTGCCGGGGCGGGATTCTGGTTTTCGGTTTCAGCCATGTGTAAACGTCCTCCTTGGGACGGTTGGCGCCGTCGGTCCTGCCGGGGCGCGGTGGTTTTTGGGCATGAAAAAACCCGCCGTGGCTGGGGCCATAGCGGGTTTTGACGGAGCGGCTACTTAGCCGTTCCAGTCTCTCCTCACGTCCGCGAGGATCGCGGGGAGGAAGTCTTCTGTGGGGGTCGTGTGGAGCGTCCGGGTGAGGATCTCATTCCAGACGTCCAGGGCCGGAGTATGCGCCTTGGCGCCCTGGGTCATGCGATCGCGGACGAGCTCGCGGATCACATAGCCGAGTTTCTCGGGGCCGACGTCGGAGAGGAAGGCCAGCCGGTCGGGGTCTTGAAAGACCAGCCAGCCAACCGTCTCGTCGTCAGGTACCCATATACGCGCTACTTTGCCGATCGCCTCCCAGTCCGGCGCGGGGTAGCGCTCGGGGGAGTAGGTGAGCTCGAACGGCTCGGGGGCTCTGTCGTGAAGCATTGTCTCTTATCTCCTTTCGTCTATCGCGTCAAGCCTAACACGCGAGGCGCCTTTCGTCACTGGAAGGGCGACGAGGCGGGCATGGGGGTAGCGGACGCCGCGAAGGAGGCCGGGTCGATGCCCTTGGGGATCACTTCCGCCTCGACGATCCAGTGTTGGCTATAGCCGCCGCCGGAGGACTTGTAGACGTTGTGAATGTAGAGGCTCGTCGACCGGGCGAGGAGCATTTCACGTTCGCCCCGGTACTGGGAGAAGGGGTCTACCCAGGCGACCGGGTAGCCCTGAGGGACGCGGATCTTCATCTGGACGGAGCCGCCGAAGGAGGAGTTATCGCTCATGCCGGACATAGCCGTGGAGGTGTAGCCGTGCTGGGTCTGGACGGAGCCGATCAGATCCTCGGGCGGGGGCGGCGGGATCGAGTAGGATCGCTGGCCGCCGCTGTGGGCGAACTCGTCCCAGCCGGTGCCTCGGGTCACGATGAAGTCCTCGGGGGCGTCTTGGAACGCGCCGTCGGCGTCCTTCGTGGGCGCCTTCCACGAGCCGGGCG